GCTAAGGAAACGCACCAAACTGACTTATAGTCTATGGTGCTCGCTCGCCAACTGCGAGGTAGCCGTACCCCCACGTTAAGGGGATCCTCGGATAATTCCACTCCTGGTTCCGAGGATAAACGGTGTAGTACGTGCCTTCTTCAGGCGCGACGCACTAAGGAGACGATCCACAATGGGATGCAACTTATTCGGATTCGGTATGGAATTCCATACTGCGAATTGCCGGATTGCAATCCCTCAGATCTATCTTCTTACCTTTCTTTTCTTCTCCTACAGGGTAAGGTACGCGACCCTGTAGTATTTCCTCGCCGGCAGGTTTTTGCCCGGTCTGAGGAAAGCGGCCTCTGCAAGCTGCAGAGGTTGTGTCGTCGGAATCGCTGGGGCCTCGCCCACAGCCTTTCCTCAATTAAGCGCAACCTGCCCCCTGGTTGCGTTCGACACATGCCCTCACAGCGTTCTAAGTGGGAACAGAACGCTGTCTCTCAACCCCCTCCCTCATCCTCCGAGTATCTCGCCCACGTACGGCGTGTGGCTACTCGGCTCTTCCGTCCCGGTTGGGATAAGCGCTACCCTGACTTCGTCAGTCAGCATGTGCCTAATCCAACCTCCCGTCTCCCTAAGAGATCCAGAGCTGATCATCTCTGGATGGGACGTCGCGAAGAGTTCTATAACGCGTGCATGACCGAAAACGATCAAGGAGAGTTTGCTACTCCCTTTATCACGCGTTACAAAGAAGTCCCGACCGCTGGCAAGTTGCGTTCCCTTCTCATCTTTGATGAGAGGATTGATTATCTCGCGCCCTTGCACCGCCTAGTGTACTCACACCTAGAGCGGACCACGGATTGGCTTCTTTGCGGTCCCCCGACCGTAGACAGGATGTCATCTGTCCTCACCCATCGTTACCAGACATCTGTGGATCTGGTAGCCGCCACAGACGGCCTTGCTCATGACGTGAGCAAGGTACTCCTCGAGTCTTTGTTCTTCACCTCGGTGAAGATTCCACGCAGCATCAGGCGATTGGCTGATGCTTCACTATCTCCCTTGTTTAGGGATTGTGAGGGCGTGCTTCGAAGAGTCCGGCATGGACAGATGATGGGATCCTACCTCTCCTTCCCCCTTCTTTGCCTTCATTCCTATTGCGCCGCTACGTGGGCTACTAGGGATTGTCGGGAGGCACGAATCCTGGTAAATGGTGATGATACTCTCATCTCCACAGACAGGCCGATTTTGGTTCATGACTATCCAAGTGGATACCGGTTGAACAATGACAAAACCATTCGTGCAGAGAATGTCGCTGAAATCAATTCTACAGCGTTTCTCTTAAGTCGGGGGAAGTGGCGTGAAGTACGCCATCTTCGGAGAGGAGGTGCGTGTGCCGATTATCCGGGCATGCTACACATGGCGAAAGCCGTGTTGGTAGCTCCGGAGTGGGTGACTGCCTTTACGAGGGCAAGAATCGGTAGACGCTGGGGTTTCCTCCCTTCTCAACTAGGTCATTTGACCTATCCGTCCTATCTGAGGGAACGGACCATGTCTCGGCGTAGGAACTTCACTACGTTGCCGACTGAGTTTAAGGCTCAGGACGAGACTGGGTTGCGTCGGATCTATGGCAGGGATCCGACATCAGACGAGGCCGAAAATTTACGGCACCTTATGTGGGCGTCTGGTAGAAGGGGGGGTTTGCGGAGAGACGAATTCAACCCGAGTCACGGAAGAATTCGTCGGAGTTACTCGTACAGGTCCAATCCTGCACGAGCGTATTTGTCCTTTGGTGGTTGGAGGGACATTTACGAGAGAGCTACCTCTTCAAAAGCTGGTTTCTTCCTAGTGTCCGAGGACTGGGAAACCGAAGAAGAAAGATTGGCAGAGTTTAAGCTTTCGCTTTGGGATCGTGGCCTAGCCACTGATCCGGGAGTAACTCTGGAGGATAGCCGTGTGAAGGAGCCTTAGTCTCTGGATCGACAAGCAAATCTGGTGGTTACCCACCGTCTCTGGTTGTCCTGCGGTGCAGGGCTGAATGACAGCAGAGTACTAAAGCGCTAGATCGAACCGCGACCTTGTTAGGTCTAGTTAGCTGAGCGATTCGCGAGGGGAGGGGATGGAAGTAGAGTGGTGTCGGAATCGACGACCAACGTTAGGACAACCTATTAACAAAGTTCAAAAGGTTGGATGCAATGGGTAACCCCTTTGGGGAACGGATGAACCTTCGGGCTTCATCTCCGGGTACGCAACATTGCCATGGTAAGAATAGAGTAAAGAAGCGCGGTAAACCACTAGTTGGTCACTGGACGTCGCTTGAGAGCACTCTCTAGGAAGGTATGATGATCGACTTGGGATTAAGTTCCCACTCGAAGTAGTACCGACCACCCTTCTAGATGAGAGGGGCCCCGTAAGGGTAGGAGGTGTAAACTCACTCTATGATTTCTTCCATGTTAGGCATCCTAACGCAAGTCTGGGGGTTTATCGTCCCGGACCGATCTCTACGGAAGTTCGCCAAGCTTCGTGGGCGAGAGGAAATGGCTGCAGAGTAAGCCCATCCATGTACCGCGTCGCGGGGCCGAAAGGCAGGATGGACAACAGAGGAGGACGTTCGCAC